GCGGGCTTTTGCAATTTTAGCCCCGAAAGAACTACACATGGCGAACACCCCGATTGATGCCGTAGGCGACACGACCAGCACAACCGGAACGGCGGATTTCGTCATTGATGGCGTAGCGCTGACCGGCTGCGTCAGTTTCGCCTCTGCGCTCACGAACGGCCTGACCTACGGCTACCGGTGCGAGACGAGCGATAAGACGAGCTGGGAGGTTGGCTCCGGGACGTGGACGAGCGCGACCGGCACGCTTTCACGTACCACTGTTTCTCGCTCCAGCAACGGCGGCGCGAAGGTGAGTTTTGCTTCCGGCGCGAAGTCCATCGGCATCGTCATCCAGGCGCAGGATTTTGCATCGGCTGCGACCGACGCGAATATCTCGATGTCGGACATCACGACGAACGATGTCTCGATTACAAAGCACGGCTTTGTTCCGAAGGCGCCGAACGACTCGACCAAATACCTGAATGGGCTTGGTGCGTGGGCAACGATTACCAGCGGCGCGACTCTCGGCGCGAATACCTTCACCGACAAACAGACGATTACGCAGGCGAGCGCGAACACAGGTGTTCTCGCCAGCACTGGATATTCGCTCACAGGTAGCGACGCCACCACCATGGTGGACTTTGCCGGTACGTGGAACACCTCTGGCAATCCCATCGTGCAGAAGTTTTCCATTACGAATACGGCGAGCGGATCGACATCAAAATTTCAATCGTTCTTGGCTGGAGCATCAGGAGTCACGGAAGTATTTTCTGTTGACAAAACCGGAATGGTTGCCGCTGGCGGCACTGGCGTTAACTACCTTGTGAGCGCCAACGCAAACGACAACAGGGCTTCCAACAGACGGACAGGCATCGGCACGCGCTCGGCAGGTAGCGAAATTCTCGGTCTTTATGCGTCTACCAAGTTGTGCCTTGAGTTCAACGCCGGCTTGTCCGCCACGTTTGACGGCGCGATCCCTGTCGGTTTCAGCGCCACGACAGCAGACGGCAACCTCACAGTCGCGCACTCATATGGCGGTGCCGCTGGAACGATGGCCCTTGGCACTGGCGCCGCAGGGAGCACAGCGGGCGATCTTAAGCTGCGCGGTCTGCGTTTCGCCACGACTTTCACCGTAGGAACACTCCCAGCCGCGTCCACCGCAGGGGACGGTATGACCTATCGAGTCACGGACCTGAACGCTCCCGCGCTGGGCTCAGCGCCATCCGGCAGTGGCAGCACCAAGGGCCTCGTTACAAGCAACGGCAGCAGCTACACAGTCACGCAATTCGGCTAAAGGAAAAATCATGGCACTCACGAAAAGCAGAATCGAACACGAATTCCTCTTCCGCTGGGACGAGCAAGGCAATCCGCAAGGGTGCCACATCGCCTACCGGGACGCGGTGCAAGAAGATGGCGTTGAAATCGCGAGCAAGTTCCTGGAACCGCGCCCGGTGCAACTAGAAGACGCCGACAAGCTGGCTGAGATCGGCGCGGCCATCAACACATCCGTGCTTGCCGACAACGCAAGGCAGGCGGCCCAAATCGCAGCGCTCGATGCCGCGCTCAATGAAGTTCAGAACGCGAAGGCGGCGGTGGAAGCCGAACGCGATACGGCACTGAATGGCTTGACCGATGCGCTCGCGCAAATCGAAGCGCTGAAAGCTCAGAATCGCTCCGTCTGAGTCCGCGACATGACGCACGAATACATCGACGGCGAAGCGGACCTCCCCACCGGAACGCTGAGGCTTGACCTGGGCGACGGCTATCTGTACGAGGTGGCCGCGCGGCGCATTCCCGCTCCGACACCTGCGCCCACCCCAAGCCCTACGCCGGCACCGACGCCGGCGCCCACTCCTGCTCCCGCGCCAGCGCCTACACCAGCGCCGAGCCCGGCACCCACTCCTGCGCCGTCGCCAGCTCCCACCCCCGCGCCGTCAACGACCGGCTACGCCATCGCGCTCCCCTACGGCCAATCGAACGTGATGTACGGCCAATGGAAGGACAACGCCATCGACATCGGCGACCCGGACATCTTCCAATTCGGTTACCACGCGCCGAACGCGAACGCGATCATCCCGGCTGCGGAGCCCATCGACTATTACGACCAGTGGCCGGTCGCGGGCAATCCCGGAAATGTTGGCGGCAACTACATCGGGCACGACCTTGCGTTTCTGCGAGACTGGTACAAGGCCAACCGCGCGAACGGGCAAAAGATGCTACTCGCCGGATGGGCGGCAGGCGGTACACAGTTGACCGGCGCGGCTGGTTCGACCGGCGTGCTCAGCCCGTGGGGCACCTATTACGCCGAGTTCAAGAATCGCGCGATTGCGGCCAAGACGGCGGCCGGCACAGGCTCGCAATTTGGCTATGTTGCTTATCAGCAAGGCGAGGCGGATTTTCAGCAATACGGCGCATCGACCCTCATCAATACTTCGATTGACCACGCCTACCGCGCGTGCCTGATTGCCCTGATCGATCAAATTCGGGATGACCTATCGGCCCCGGGACTGCCGTTCCTTCAGGGTCAAATGACGGTTTATAGCATCGACGCGACCGCAGCGAACTTCGCGGGCAATGGCGTCCTCTTCGACAACATCCATCGGCAGATCAAGGATTACGTCGAGCACGTCGGCTTCTACGACAACGGCGGTACCGGGACGACAAGCATCCACTACACGGCCGACGAGCACCGATCTGCAGCGGGACTCGCAGGCCGCATGCCTGCTGCGTTGATCTATGCGGAGACGAACACGCGCCCCGCATCCTTGTGGCCGACCGTCGATACCAGCGTTGGCGCCCACGCTAACTACGGCGCGTTCGTCATCAGCAACGGCGGCAAGGATATTTCTGCGGACAGCGTGAATGCCTGGAAGTCGATTCACGCCACGGGCGGCCGTCGCGGCGAGGATGTCTATTTCGAGATCGAGGCCGTTTCCATTGCGAGCAACGCGAACATGGGCATGGTCGGGATCACCAACCAGTTCCTTGATCGTCGCGCGAATCCGGCTGCTGGGGTGATGACGCGCACCAACGGCACGATGAAGAACGCGATGGTGTGGCCCGCAACTCAGCCCGCGACTGTCAACGGTTGGACTGCTGCGAATGTGATCGTCGGCGCTACGTTCGGCAACGCAACGGCCGGCACGCGATACGGCGTCCTTGTGCGTCCTTCAATGGGCAAGGCGTGGATTCGCAAAGTCGGTGCGGCGTGGCCTTTCAGCGGCGACCCGACAACGGGCGCCAACCCGTGGGTCAGCGGCATTGCCATGACCGACCGGGTTTTTCCTTGCGTCTCGATGATAAGCGGCGCCAACGGCGGCAATGTCTGGCGCCTGCACGCGGACGCTAGCGACATCAGCGGGACCGACGCGCTTGCGATCCCCGGGGTGAATGCTTTGGGGGCCTGATGGACAAGCAAACCATCCTCGACATGATCGCCGAGGGCGGTGTGCCGTATTCGCAGGTGCGCGACAGCATCACGGCGGGCGACTTCATGTTCCTGCACGATGAGCCCGAATACACGCTTTACGGCGCTCAGATCGCAGCCGTGCAGGCGTTCACTGGTCCGTTCGCGCATGTCGCTTTGATCGACAAGTTCGGCGGTCGCGTGTGGGTCGAGGAATCGGTTGTTCCCTACGTTCGTCTTTCCCCGCTGTCAAACGTGGTGCCCAAAGGATTCTTCCTGCTGCAGCTTGGCATTGAGATGAGCGAGGCCGAGCGCGACATCGCCCTGAAGTACGTGAGCTTGGGCGAATACAGCAAGCCCGGCGCCGTGGCGGCCGGCCTGAACTGGATCAACGAAAACAGCGGCGACGACGATGACGGAAGGTGGTGGTGTGCGAAATTTTCCTCCATTGTTCGTCGCGGTGTTGTTGACTGCGGACCCGCTTACGTCCCGACGGCGATGGCCGACTACATGACGAAGCGATACGGCAAGAAATTGATTTACGTCCGCATGGACTAACCCCGCGAAAAAGGAACCTCGCCGATGAATTCCCTGCCAGAGCAAGCCACAGAGCTGGCCGTTACCAAAGCTGCCAGCGCGGCGACCTATACCGGGGCAACCGGCGCGGCGCTGTTCGGCCTCAGTTCAACGCAGTGGTCGTCGATTGGCGTTATTGGCGGCTTGGTGATTGCGCTTCTCGGCTTGGCGGTGAATGTGTATTTCAAAGCCCAGCACTTGCGGATCGCACAGGCGCGGCGCGTGCTATGGGATGAGGCGAAGGACGACTGATGGCGCCGAACCTCAAGAGCTTTCTGGACATGATCGCGTTCAGCGAGATTGGTCCTGCGCTTCTAGCGGTGAGCGACAACGGATACAACGTCCTAGTCGGCTCGACGGCCGACAAGCCATTGCTGTTCGACAGCTACGCGCAGCACCCGCAGATTCACAACAAGGCGATGAACAGCGATGCGGCTGGGCGCTACCAGTTCATGGGGCGCTACTGGTCCGCGTACAAGGCGCAACTCTCGCTCCCTGACTTCGGCCACGACTCGCAGGACAAGTGGGCTATCCAGCTAATCAAGGAATGCCACGCGCTGGACGACATCCTTACCGGGCACATTACCGTGGCCGTTGGAAAATGCGCTTCGCGCTGGGCCTCCTTCCCCGGAGCTGGGTATGGACAGCCGGAGCATCAATTGGCCGCCCTAGAAGACGCATATGAGCGCGCGGGCGGTCAATTCGCATGAGCGCTCTATCCGCCTTCACCGCCATTTGCGTTGGCATCGGTGCTGCGATTGGCGAGTATTTCGACGATATGGCGCTTGGTTCGCTCGCTGGCTTGCTGGTGGTCATCGGCTTTGTGATCGCGGCCTACAACCCGCCTAAAAAATGACCCGCGCCCTCGTCCTCGCGCTCATCGGCACGCTCTGCGCTTTCACGGGCTGGAAGCTGATGGTGGCAAGCGCATTGAGCAGTGACGGCGAGCCGCTGTTTTGGGCGTCTGTGGCCTATGTCGGTGCGCTGCTTGTGTTTGTTGCTGCGCTGGGCGCGGCGCAATCGTGAAGGCTTGAGATGGACAAAGCAAAAGGAACTTGGCCGGATGGTCCGCGCGCATCGCCTTCGACGTACAACTATGAGGACGTTTTGCCGGTAGTCACTACCGAGCGAATCATGCAGTTGTGGGACGATTCCATTGACGCGGCCGGCTCAAACATCCCGCGCTTTGCTTCGATGCTGATCGCTGAGGCGCGAAAGAACACGGCCCTTGCAGACGCTCGCCAGAACCTGAGTTATCTCGACCTACCGGCGCTCCGGCAAGGTGCTATTGCAGCCCTTCCGACTGCCGCGCGAAAGACGGCGCAAGATTTGATCGCGGTCATCGACGCCATCAAGCCGATCTACCCGAAGCAATTTCTCTTCAAGGAAGCCAAATGAATATCTTCGCTCTCGCCCCGCGCGTCATCGACATCTTCCGCGTTGGCGGCTCCGTTGTTGACAACGCCAAGGGGAAGAACTGGGGCGCGCTGGGCGGATCGCTCGGCGTGCTGATTTACGCAATCGCTCAAGCAGCAAAGGCGCTCGGCTATGAACTCCCGATTGACAACGCGACGGCCGAACGTATCGGCGTGGGCATTGCTTCTATCGCTGGCGTGTTTGTCACCTACGGCACAAGCGCAAAGGTTGGACTCCCCGGGCTGGCCCCTGTGGCTGGAGCGGGCGGGGGACAACCTGCGAGCGAGCAAGGACCACTGGCTGCACAAGCTGGAAGCGTCGAGGCCGACGCCGGAGTCTCCAATCAAGTGCGGCCTTCAGGTGACCCCTCGAATCCTTCCTCCGGTTATCTGCCTGGCTGAACCGCATCATTTCCCGGGCTGCATAGACCCGCACGCGATCAACTTCGCATGGTCCTGTAAGACCTACTGACCGATCACAACTCAAAGCCGCCTGTTTGGCACAGCAGGCGGCTTTTTCATTTCCGTGCCGCACAGGAGCCTTGGATGAACTACATTCTTCTCGTCAAAACCTTCATTTCCGCCATCAAGTCCGTCGAGACGCTGATGCCGGACTCGCCCGGCAAAGAGAAGTTCGACGCCGCGATTGCGCTGGTCGAGGGCGTGATTGGCGACGTTGCTCCGATGCTGCCCGCGCTGGAAAGCATCGCCACGATGGTTGTCAACGGCTTGCGCTCGTCGGGCGTCTTCAAGGCCAAGCAAGCCCCCGCCGCCTAATAGGCCCGCCATGCGCGCCGCCTACCTCGCGTTGCTGCTCGCAATGGGCGGCTGTGCATCTGCGCCTAAAGCGCCTGACGATGGCTCTGTGCAGATCACCGTAAGCGCCGAAGAGGCGCAGCGGGGCATTGATGCCGGAGGCTGCGGCCTGATGACAAAGGCCGGCGTTGCCGAGATTCAGTTTCAGGCGTACATGCTGGGGCAGAAAGAGGCGGCGCAGGACTTCGCCTCACGGCTCGATTCGCACGGCTGCGTAAAAGGCGACATCTGATGGCGACAAAGAAAGTCCCGCCCAACCCGGTAACGCAAAGCGGGCGCGATGCGTTCGCGATGTACGTCAACAAGTGGCAGGGTGCGCTCAATCTGAATGACTGGCGCATCCAGTCATCGAACAAGCCTGCGTCCAAGGCCAACATGGCCGAGGTTTACAAGTTCGATCTTGAGGCGCGGCTTGCGACTTACCGCATAGGAGAAGACTTCGGCGGCACCCCGGTTACCGACTCCAGCCTGGAAGACACGGCGCTACATGAAGTGCTGCACGTTTTTCTGTATGAGCTGATCGAGTTCGCCAAAGACCCGGCATCGAACCCAAAAGACATCGCCAGCGCAGAGCATCGCGTGATTCAGACGCTGGTGCATGTGCTGACGCAGAACTGATGAAAACCCCCGTCATCGACACCGAGACGCGCAGCTTTGCAACGGTGCGCGACCTCGAATATCTGGAGGCGATGGACAAGCACGGGACGATGGAGAAGGCGGCGGAAGCGCTTGGAGTGGGTAAGACGGCAGTTAGCAATGCGATAAAACGGCTTCGGACGAGGGCTGGACTCGCGCCCAGCGATGAGGGGCACGCCCCGCAAAAGATGGTGGGAAGCGGCAAGAAGATTCTTGTGTTGCCCGATGTACAGGCCAAGCCAGGGCATGACTTCTCCTACCTGATGCGGATTGGCCAGTACGCGGTCGAGAAAAAGCCGGACATCATCGTGTGTATTGGAGATTTTGCCGACCTCCCCAGCCTATCGACCTACGACAAGGGCAAGAAGTCATTCGAGGGAAGACGCTACAAACGCGACATAGAGGCCGCCAAAGAAGCCATGAGCGCGTTTCTGACTCCGATGGTGGACTACAACGCCGCACACCCGAAACGCCCGTACAAGCCCCGCATGGTGCTCACGCTGGGCAACCACGAACACCGGATAAATAGAGCGGTCGAGGATGACGCCAAGCTAGACGGCGTAATGTCTATTGACGATTTGCAGTACAAGGATTTTGGCTTGGAGGTCATTCCGTTCCTTGAGGTGATCGTCATTGAGGGAGTGGCCTTCGCCCACTACTTCACAACTGGCCTGATGGGTCGGCCGGCCGGGACGGCAGCGGCGCAGCTCCGCAAGACTTCGATGAGCTGCTTCGCGGGCCATCAGCAGGGAAAGCAGATCGCATATGCCTATCGCGCGGACGGCAGCACTATTACCTCAATCGTGAGCGGATCGTGCTACGAACATAACGAGGACTACCTAGGCTTTCAGGGCAACCGGCACTGGCGCGGGTTCTGGATGTTGCATGAAGTGGTCGATGGCGCGTTCGATGAAATGCCTGTCTCGCTGGGCTTCATCAACAAGCGGTATGCGCACTTGCGCGTTGCACCGGACTACTCGAAAGAGCATGAGCCAGTGCCGCAGCCCGAGGGGATGAGATGACACGTCGAGACGCCAAATGTGGTGCGATGCCACGCCTCGACTCCCGCTTTGTTTCTTTCCCTATGCTTTTGCCTACAAGTGCGTAGCCTTAGCAACATTCCACTAAGAACCCGGCCGTGATGTCGCTAAGTCACTTGGAACAGCGCCCGTTTGTCGTCTAGACGCTTATGAGTCACACCCTAATTGCCCTCATCGGCGCTGCCTACGTCTGGATCGCGGTGGAGCAATACACCAAGCAGGACATGGGCGTTGCGATCATGTTCCTTGGCTACGCGATTGGGCAATGGGGCGTCTGGCTTCAGGCGAAGTGACATGCACAACGCCCACGTCATTCTCTTCCTGCGCTGGCAGATATGGCAGGCCAAGCAGGCCGGCCGACTGTTCGCAGAGACGGTGCTGATCGAGTGGCACAACGAGGAATTAGCGAAGGCGCGATGAATATTTTTGCGGAGCCGGGCGAACTCCAGTCTCTATCGCCCACAGCGAAGGAGCCTGTCATGTTTGACCTCGCCGAGCGCTACTTGCAGCGCACGAAAATGTTGCAACGTCTGTTAGACCTCGACGACCTAGGCCATTGGGTCGGCGAAGCGGCGCGGCTGGAAATAGCGCGAGTGCTGGAGCCCAAGGGCTATCCGCTGCCGCCTGAGATGGTGAGCGAGTTCGCAGAGCCGGTTGCCGAGGAGCGAGAGTAGCCCATCTGAGTTCTCCTGGGCCGGTGCAATTCCGGCTTTACGCCCTCGGCCTTCGGGTCGGGGGCTTTTCTCGTGCCGCTATGCTTTGGTG